CAATAAGCATTTACATATATCAATCAAGGATAACTGTGGCAATGATACATCGCCTTGGTTCCCTTGGTTGGGCAAGCCCAAAACCATCAACAAAGTAAAGGCTAGATTCCCTAAACCTTTACCTAAGAAGAAGGAGAACAAATGAAGAAGTTCATTGGTCCAAAAGAAATAGCAGCATTCAAGTCCTATCTAAGAGCACTTCTTGCCGCAGCAATCACGATGGGAATCGCTTTGCTTACCGATATGAAGCCTGAGTACGCAGTACTTATCGGTGCCCTAGCAGCACCCCTAGCCAAGTGGGCAGATAAGAACGAAAGTTCGTTTGGCATCGGCTCCGAAGAGTAGCCCAAATAAGCCTTCTAAGGCCATTTTGAGACAAGAAACCCCCTTACCTTAGGTATTACCTAGGGCGAGGGGGTCTTTTGTCGTTTCTAGAGATAGGTGTAGTAGCAAGCGGAATCAACCAGCATCCTACAGAGATATCTTTGCTCTACCATTTAGCCGACCACAGGCTTAGATTCCGAGCAAATTCTATTTAGTCGAAGTCATACTCGTCCCAAAAGTCTTCTTCTTGCTTAGATTTTCTTGCATCTTTGATTATCCAGACGATTGCTTCCAGTAGGTGAAAGATTGTTACACCTAAGGTTGCTGCCAGTGCTGTTTCTAGAAAAGAACTTGACATAGTACTCCTTCGATATTATATTAATATATATATTATTAAAGGCCGAAGGCCTTTATATAAGTACTATTATTAAGTACTTAATACTAAGTATACACGAACAATCTAAGAACGGAAGTTTTCTATACCAATCAAAAACTTGACAAATTCCAACCATTAGGGGTATACTACCCCAATGAGTATACAACTAGGAGAATATACCCTGCCCGAGCACGTAAGTTACTCGGCAATCACAACGTACATCGACTGTGGGTACCAATACTACCTTGGTCGACTGTTACAGATACCCGAAGAACCATCTGTATGGTCTACGGGAGGCTCTGCTTTTCACAGAGCTACTGAAGAGTACGACAAGGCAACACTATGACAGACGCAGGAACCTACTTTAAGCAAGCCTGGGATATAGAACTTGGAGACAAGGACTTAACCAACGCACGTGTGAGTGGCACAGCAACTAAGGCTAATCCAAACAAGGAAGATGTAAACTTCTGGCTAGAGACAGGACCCAAGTGGGTCCAAGGATACATCGACTGGCGCAACGCTAATCCAGATTGGAAGATTTGGACAGCACCAGATGGCAACCGAGCCATAGAGTTGGGACTAATACCAGAGTTTGCTGGTGTCCCAGTCAAAATGGTTATCGATAGAGTCTTTGAAGTCAACGGTGAGTTAGTTATTGTTGACCTAAAGACATCGAAGACAACACCAACCAATCCTCTTCAACTAGGATTCTACAAGGTTGGACTGCAAAAGCAGTTCGGCATTGATATTAAATGGGGAAGTTACTGGATGGCCCGTAAGTTTGGGATATCATCTATGGTTGACCTATCAGTATACACAGAAGAAAAGTTAGAGTACTTTGTTGAAAACTTTGATAAGGCCAGAAAGTCTGGTATCTTTTTACCCAACACAAACAACTGTCAGTACAAGTGCGGCTTGACCGCACACTGTCAGTTCTCCACAAAGATAGGAAAATAAATGGCAGAAGACTGGAAACTTCAAGTATCGTACAAGACTCCTGCTGGGGATATGATTAACATCCGAGCCCAGACGGCAGATGAACTAAGTGTTCTTCTTGAGGGCGTCGGAGATTATTCCACACAGATTGCATCAGTACAACGTTTGGTTGTTGGTGCGTATACAGTAGCCCCTTTGGGGACACCAAGTTCAACTCCAAGCATCGCAACGTCTGGCTCCTCCGCACCAACCCAGGTGGCGGTTCAGTCTCTCACACCACCACCAAGCGCAGTGACCCCATCGGGAACAGCATCGCCGACGTGCGTACACGGACCGAGAATCTTCCGTCAGGGAATGAGCGCCAAGACTGGGAAGCCTTACGCATTCTGGGCTTGTCCGACACCCCAGGGTACGCCTGACCAATGTAAACCAGTTAACTAAACAACTAACGAAAGGCAACAAATGAGTATTTGGGATAATCCAGAATTCAAAAGCGATGGTGGCACATATGTCAACTTCGAAAAGATTGGCGATTCCGTAGAAGGCACAGTACTAAGTGTCGGATTGCAAACATGGAAAGATGGAACCATCGCACCAAAGATTGTAGTACATACGATTGCAGGTGAAAGAACACTTACCGCTGGTCAAGTACGTTTGAAGATGGCACTAGCAGAGAAGCGTCCAGAACAGGGCGACTACTTGTCTGTCAAGTTTGTAGCAGTCGAAGATCGTGGTGGCGGTAAGACGCTTAAGCACTTCGAGGTTGATGTCCGTAAGCAGTTGGAATCACAACCACCGTTTTAATATACTAAACATAATCTAATTAGGAAGGGGACCAAATGAGAACGTTAGTACGTTCAGTAGGACGAGCATCGATTGGTGGCGAACCTTTACCTAGTTGCTTCAAAGCGTTTGAATCTAACAAGATTATTATAAGACGCTCTGAGGTTTCAATGTTTGCAGCAGCACCAGGAGTGGGTAAGTCAACGTTAGCGTTGGCTCTTGCTCTTAAGATGCGAGTGCCGACGCTATACATCTCAGCAGATACAAATGCACACACAATGGCTATGCGATTAGCTTCAATGATTTCAGGAAAATCTCAATCAGATGTTGAGCAAATGCTCACCAGTGATACAGGTTGGACTAAGGCAATACTTGCCAAGGGATCACACATTGTTTGGTCGTTTGAATCAGCACCAACGCTAGAAGATATAGCCGAAGAAGTGCAAGCCTTTGAGGAACTATGGGGTTGTCCACCAGTTTTAATTGTTGTGGACAACCTTATGGATGTAGCAACAGATGGTGGCGAAGAGTTCGCCTCGATGAGAGCGATTATGAAGGAGTTAAAGTATCTTGCTAGAGCAACTAATGCAGCGGTGGTCGTATTACACCACACGTCGGAGGCTGTACAAGGTTCTCCTTGCCAACCTAGAAGTGCTATACAAGGAAAAGTCGCACAATTACCAGCCCTCATATGTACGCTTGGCGTCGTCGGGACAAGTATGGGAGTTGCGCCTGTCAAGAACCGCTATGGTAGAGCAGACGCAAATGGAACGCTAATGACTTGGGTTGCATTCAATCCCGAGTATATGTTTATGGACGATATACCAGAAAATATTTAGGAGAAACTTATGGAAAAGACACTACCAATTATTAAGCAAGAAGCCTACCTGCAGGGTTGGCAAGATGCAGCAGGTGTTATAACAAAAACATTTGAACAAGCACTACGCACAACGATTGAATCTATTACGGTACCTAACTTTGGAGATGAAGATGACCACAAGGAAGAGTCACAAAGCACGGGGAGCGACGTATGAAACCGACATCAAAGACTACTTTAGAGGACTTGGATACGACGCTGAACGCCTTGCAAGACGAGGTAGCAAAGATGAAGGAGACGTTGTCGTCCGTTCGGATTTCATTGGTGCAACAATTGGCATACTTGAATGCAAAGCACCAGGTGCAGGTAACGCAATCAACCTATCGGGTTGGGCTAAAGAAGCATCCGTCGAAGCCAGAAACTACGCAGAGGCCAGGAACATTGATATCTCTGATGTCCTTCCAGCGGTTGTTATCAAGGCCCGAGGAAAAGCGATAGCAGATTCCTATCTAGTGTTAAGGCTAGGAGATGTTTTTGACGGATGATATGCCCGACATTGTATCAGTGCTAACGCACTACGGTGCTAAGGTATCTCGTACTTCTGGTCAAGTAAATGTCAAGTGTCCGTTTCATAATGATTCGCACGCTAGTGCAAGTTTTAATACGAAAGATAATATCTTTAATTGTTTTGCGTGTGGTATGCAAGGCAACAGTTTACAAGTAATTTCAAGACAGGAAGGAGTTAACCTACGTGAAGCAAAGCGAATCGCAGAAGGAATTGTTGGCACTAGCAGTACAGAAGTATCAAGCCAATATTTATCAGGCAGAAGATTACCTAAAAAGCAGGGGAATCACAATAGAAGTAGCGCGTTTAGCGCGCTTGGGAGTGGTGCTTGACCCTGAACCTGGACACGAAGCGTACACTGGTCGACTTACAATTCCTTATATTACCAAGACTGGTATCGCTGACCTACGTTTCAGGTCATTGAACCCAGCAGTAGAGCCCAAGTATATGGGAATGACTGGCGCAGAAACGAAGATGTACAATGTATTAGACATCGAACGAGCAGGTGATTGGATTGGCGTTTGCGAAGGCGAACTAGATACCATCACTATGTCTAAGTGCATTGGCATACCTTGCGTCGGTGTTCCTGGCTCAAACAGTTGGAAGAAACATTACACGCGATTGTTGGCAGACTTTGAGCGCGTCTTTGTATTTGCAGATGG